TTATGAAGCAGCTAAATTTGCATGTGAGAATTGGCATTATTCTAAAACTATGCCAGTAGGTAAAATATTTAAAATAGGCATTTGGGAAAATAATATATTTATAGGTTGTGTTTTATTTAGCAGAGGTGCAAATAATAATATGCTAAAATCTTATAATCTTAAAGTTAATGAAGGTTGTGAATTAACTAGAATTGCTTTATCAAAACATAGTAATTCAGTTACTACTATTGTTTCACAAGCTATATCTATATTGAAGCATAAAAATAATGGGTTGAGATTAATAGTTTCTTATGCAGATAAAGATCAAAGTCATTTAGATATTATATATCAAGCAGGTAATTGGATATATGTTGGTTCAAGTATGAATAATAAACCAGATGGTAGTTGGATTCTTAATGGGAAAAGAAAGCATGGTAAAAGTATTAGTGATCTAATTGTAAGAAAAGGTGGGTTAAAAGGTAATACTAGAGAAAAATATATAAGAAAATATATAGACAAAAATGCAATTAAATATATAACTAAAGGAAAGCATAAATATCTCATGCCACTTGACAAAAAAATGAGAAGACAAATAATAAAATTAAGTAAACCATACCCAAAGAAAATTTGCCCGAAAGGTGTTACAGGTAGCACATCAGGTTTCCAACCTGAAGGAATAGGTCCGAGTCCTATTTCGGGCTTAGGAGTAAAAAGATGACCAGATCCCAAAAAGCAGACCTAAAGAAGTTCGTAGAAACTTTACAGCAGGAAACCCGAGAGGGCTCTGGTCGTATCAATAATTTAACCTGGGAGAAGTTAGCAAAGATCAAAGGGCTTCTCTATTTGGGTAACTATCAGAAATATGTTTTTCAAAGTATGGGAATACCAAAAACATCCTGGGACCGATGGGCTCAATTAGGACGGGCTCTTGCAGAGGACATTCAGAATAAAAAAAAGAAATATGATAAACTAAATGAGTCACAAAAAAAGTATATTACCCTGGCAGGTTTAATTGCTCAAGGTAAAGCAGTTGCCATGATTAGGAACATTGGTATCATAGGAGATGCAGCAAGAAAAGACTGGAAAGCTGCTGCATGGTTCTTAGAAATGAATGATCAAGAACATTATGGTAAGAAGATTCAGGCCGATGTTAATGCAAATTTTATCACAATGGAAGACCTCCTTGCAGACGAAGAAGACTAGTAAAAAAGATAGGCTTGAATTCTATAGGAATAATCCTGCCGTATTCATAGAAAAAAGGCTGGGTATAAAACTCTGGTCAGGAATGAAAATTGTAATAGATTCTGTCTGGAATAATAAAAGAACATCTGTCAGAGCTTGCCACGGTGTTAGTAAAACCTATGTCGCTGCTGCAATCACAGTAGCATTTTTCAATCTATATAAAGATGCAATAATAGTCACTACAGCACCAACTTCAAGACAGGTAGAATTATTATTATGGAAAGAAATAAGAAATATATATGCAAGGAATAAGAATTTTCTTCGTGGTGAATGCATGACAGTGAAAATCAAAACTGCTGGAGATAGTTATGTTGTCGGGTTCTCTACAGATAAAGCAGAGTCAATAGAAGGTTTTCACTCTCCTCATATCCTCTGGATTCTGGACGAGGCTAAAGGATTGCCTCAATGGGTTTATGATGCCGTTGAAGGTTCTATGACTGGAGGTACTTCGAGAGTATTGGAAATCAGTACTACAGATGGAGCAGATCAGCAATGTCCACTTAGGCAACATCAGGAAACTATGAGGGATAAATGGAACTGTATTAAATTATCAGCGTTTGATTCTCCATTCGTATCGGCTAATGAATATCCAGAATTTAAGCAACATAGGAATCAAGATTTATATGATTATGGAAAACCCAGGAAGGGCAGAGAGTGGTCAAAAGAATATCAGAAAAAAATACAAATAGAAGTATCTGAGGGAATTTTAGATAAGAAAGATTTATGGTTTGTCAAAGAACCGTCAATGTGGGAAACAAAAGTTCTTGGAGATTTCTCCTCCACAGGAACAGATAATGTCATCCCTCTCAAATGGGTTCTATCTGCTGTTGAGGCAGAAGTTGATGAAGGTGAAGGGATTACGAAACACGGTTTTGATGTTGCTCGAATGGGTGATGATAAATGTATACTGACAACTCTAATTGGAAAAACTGTACAACCTCAAGTGTCATGGGGTAAAAAGAAAATCCCTTATTCTGTTGGTCGTATAATGGCAGAAACAGAATTGCATGAAGTTGTTAATGTTGATGCTTGTGGAATGGGTGTTGGTGTTTTTGATGATCTTGCAGAAGAGGGGCATGCTACAATAGGATTAGATAGTGCTTCCAATGCTTTTGATGTTGTCAAGTTCAAGAACCTTAGAGCTGAAATATGGTGGAATGCAAGGCAGGTATTTGAGAAACAATATGAAGAAGGTAATGTCCTATCAATTCCAGATGATCCTGAATTAATAATGGACTTGACAGGATTACAATATAAGCCAATGCTGAGTGGACAATATATCATGGAGCCAAAAGATGGTTATAAGAAACGTCTGAAAAGATCCCCTGATAAAGGTGATAGTTTCGTATACTGTATATATGATCCTCCAGTATTTGAAGAGGAATATTATGGGGAGGCAGATGATGAGCAGGATATCTTCTTATAGGCATAACGTGTTTATACAGTGTTACAAAATAGTAAGTGGTATACTTTTATTACTTATTAGGATAAAACGTGTTACAGGTATGATATAATGGGTTACAAGTGCCATATTAGATATTTAAACAAGCCGATAATGATTAAATAAGAGGTATATATGTTTGAAAGAGCCAAAACCAGAATAATTGAAGGTAAAATTAGACTTCAGGAAGCACAGATGGATCTCGAAAATCTAAATAATATTAGGCCAGTTACAGAAAGCAATAATTACATCACTCCAGAAGCGGATGAAGCAGACTGGAAACTAATGGGATCTAATAGTGAAAAGGGTCTTGATTCTATTGATCAGGAATCACTAAGAAAACAGGCAATTAAAACATATTACAAAGATTCTCATGGTAGAAATATCATCAGGCTGTTTGAGAAATATGTTGCAGGACATGGTTTTAAAATAGCACCTATGAGTACTATCCCAGCAGTGAAAGAATATTGGAATGAATTTTGGAAAGTAAACAAGATGTCATTAAGAGCAAAAGAAATTGTACGAAGATCAATGAGAGATGGAGAAACTTTCCTTCGGTATTTTGAAGGTGAAAAGAGAGATCCTATGAAAGTACGATTCATGAATCCAGCTCTTGTTGCTGATCCAGAAAAACCACCTTTAGATAGTGATAATAAAATCAGTGATGGAATAGAAACCGATCCTGATGATATTGAAGAGGTTCTTGGATATTATTATAAGAATAATTATATTGGAGCGTCAGAAGTTCAGCACATTAAAATACTGGTAGACAGTGATGTTCTCAGAGGTCGTTCGTATTATGAGCCTATGTTACAAAGTTTGGCTATGTATAAAAAATGGTTAATGGATAGAATGAAATTAAATGAGATTAGGAATACAGTTGCACTGATTAAGAAGGTTAATGGCAACCCCACCAATGCAGCTAATGTTGCAACCAAATATGAAACATCCAGGAAAACAAATCCTGACGGGACTACTCTGTCTAGGGCTCCAAAAAATGTATCTGTATATACAGTAAATAAGAATGTTGACTATGATTTAAAATCACCAAATCTACAGGCAGCAGATGTTCAACATGATGGTAGAGCATTATTATTGAATATAGCTGCTGGAGCTGGACTTCCTGAATTCATGATCTCCAGTGATGCCAGCAATAGTAATTATGCATCAACGGTTACCGCAGAGGGTCCGGCAGTAATGGAGTTTGAGGACTGGCAGGACTTCTTTGGTGAAGCATACAAGATGATGTTCGAACGTGTTATTGAATACGGGATTAAACAAGGTAAAATTCCTAAGATGGAAACGTATACTGAAAGAGAAGTCCAACCAGATAAGTCAATCAAAGAAGTCAAAATAACAGAGCCAACATCTACAGAATGCAGTATTACTTTTCCTGATCTTGTTGCTAGAGATATTAAGCAAGAAACTGAAGCCTATATACTTCAAACGAATGCAGGCTGGATGTCAAAGACTACTGCTCAAGGGAGATTGGATATTGACCACGAACAGGAAATGGATCTTATGGCTAAAGAATCTGATGAAGAACCTGAAGAAGAGTTCGAGAAAGATAAAGAAGATCTTGAAATTGAGAAACAAAAAAAAGCAATGGCTGATGAAGAAGCTGCTGCAAAAGCGAAAGAAGAATGATAGTATACCTAAGAAAAAATACTTCTATGATCCAGTTGAGGATTACAACGATTGGACAGGACCGGATTGAATGAATTATATTGATGATATAAATAAAGCGATAATAAAAAGTCAGGCAGCTAAAAATATAAATCTTACAGATGAGCTTCGGAAATATCGTGCTGAATACATCAGAACTACCGGAAGAATCCAGAATCTAATTTTAACATACGATAATAAAAAAACTAATAACATGGGACCATTATTCAAATCAATAGAAAAAGAAATGCTAGTACTGAGTAATAAATTAACAAAATCAGCACAAGCACTGATTGGTAAAAGTGTTCGCAGATCTTTAGTTGATACCAAAGCAAGCATATCTATGTTCAAAGGAGCATTAAAATCTGGTGCATCAATAGGAATGAAAGCCGAAGTATTCGATAAAGTCTGGAGACGGGCATTAGGTAAAATGATTAAAGGAACCAGGGGAGTCAGTCTATCAACTAATATATGGGATTTACATCAGATATCATATAAAGAGATTAGGAGAATGATTGCTAAAGGGTATGTAGATGGATTATATCCTGGGGAAATCATGAACAATATTAGAGGGTTCCTTTATCTTCCTGAAGCAGATATGCGAACAAATAAATGGAAAAAGTTTTATAAAGAATTTCCTCCAGGGCGTGGAAGATATAAATCTGCATACAAAAATATGGATAGGTTAATCAGGACAGAGGTAACGACAGCATACAGAACAGCAACAGCAGAATACGCAAGTAAAAAATCATGGGTGAAAGGTATTCAATGGCATAGGTCTGCAGGACATGGAGAATGCACATCTGGAGAATGTGATGCTTACCAAGAGAATGATGAGTATGGATTAGGAGCTGGAGTTTATCCTCCTTCAGCAGTTCCAATTTCTCATCCATTATGTCAATGTTATATTACAATCGTAGCTCGTGAAGAAGCTCTGGTT